TCATTCAAAATGTGCAGGCGCCAGTGCTCTGATATAGGCCTGACAGGCCTGCAGGGCAATCAGTCCGCGATCGCCTTCGCCGGTGATGGCGACAATTCGTTGAGCATGCGCCGGGTCAAGTCGGGCGCGTACGGTTGCATGATCCACGCCGCCGGTGCCGGAGGCGGCTGGCACGCCGCAGCCTTGGGCAGCGTCGCCTGCGTCGATGAGGACTGACAGGCGCAGATCAGCAGTGGCAAGGCGGTCGCGCAGGCGATCCTGATCACGTTGGGCATCGCTGAGTGCTCGATAATGGGTTTGCTCACTGGCCGCGAGCCGTTGCTCCAGGGCCAGACGCTTGTCCTGCTCGGCCTGTTGCGCCGTGGCAGCAGCCTGAGTCAGTTGGTTGAGGGTTTCGGCATGCTGTCGGGCCTGCTCGGCCATTTGGCGGCCGTAGCGCCAGTCCTGGAATTGCCAGGCCAGCGCGGCAGCCCCCAGAACCAGCAATAAAACACCGGTTACACGCCAGGAGATGGACATAACACCGCCCTCGCCCGCGCCCAGATATCCAGGCGATCCTGCAAGCCGTTCAACCCGCCGTTGATTCGACGGGTGATGGTGTTGAACTGATCGCGGTCCGCCAGTTCGTTCAAACCGTTCTGCTCCCAGAACCACGCGGCGGACTCCGCCGCCCACTGCGGTTGCTCGAGCAATTCGGGCAACGACAACAGACGCTCATCGCCAAACAGCCCGAGACTGCACTGGCGATAGTTGGTGCGGCCGGTGATCTGGATCAGACCGCGACCGCGATACTTCTGCCCGTCACCATCGGCTTCCGGCGTATTGCCCAGTCGCAGGGCCAGCGTCCCCGTGTCGTACTTGCTCAAATACTGGTTGTCGCCCAGTTCGCGCACGTAGCGCAACTGCCCGGACTCATGGCCGACCTGAGCGAGAAACGCAGCGACGCGCTTGGGCGTATCGATGCGATGACGCGCCATGGCGTCGTTGAGCGGTGAAACAAAAACGCCCGCTTGGGAGCGGGCGTTGGGCATGATGTTGCTGAGGTTGTTTTCAGTGATTTGCATAATGCTTGATCCTCCCTGGATTGCGCCGATTGAATCACGGCTGGCGACCGAATCCGGTCAGCCATTTCTTTGCCAGGGTTTTCAGGGCGCCATCAGGGGCAACGTCTTCTTGCGACGAAAACACCCAGCCAAGGGTGCCGAAGTTCGCCGACCAGTCGATTTGTGGTGCTGGAGTGATCTCGGAGATATCGACCCAAAGCAGATCCGGGTGAAACATCTCGACCATGTTTCCGTCGGTCGAGAACAGTTCGACCACCGTGTTTTCAACAACGCGTGCGTAGGTTTTCATCAGGCGTACTCGTAAATGATCACGACACCAGGGGCACCTGATGTTCCTGATTTGCCAGCCAGATTGGGGCCGATTGCGACCCCGCCGCCACCGGATCCATATCCCGTGCCGGGGAAGCCAGGGAAGCTGGTAATGACGGTGGTGCCGAACCCGAAGCCACCACTGCCCAATGGAGAGCTGCCACCATGCCCCGCCAGCGTCGAACTATTGACCGAGATGCCCGGTGATCCCGGGGCCCCGGCTGAGTTGACGATGTTCCCGCCAGACGCAGTTTCACCGGGATACCCGCCCACACAAAGTCCTGCCGACGATCCTGAAACAACACCGACCCAGAGGGAACCCTGACCTCCCGGTGCCGATACCAGCGAACCCAGCGAGCTGGTTCCTCCGACGCCGCCGTTCGCCTGTGCAGCTCCGGCAGCCCCACCGGCACCGATCGTGACGATCTGGCTCGCACCGATCCTGTCGCTCGGCAACCGGGTCTCGGCGTAACTGCCGGAAGCACCACCACCGGAGACGGCATATTGATTCGCACCGGTCGCTGCAATTCCCGCACTCCCGCCACCACCGCCCACGACTTTGACCAATACGGATCGCATCCCCACGGTCGGTGTATAAACACCGCTGACAGCAAATGTCTTCACATTCAACAAACGACCACCCCCGGCATTGCCGCCACTGGCATACACCAGCAACCAACAGTCCAGCGCGGCGCTATACACCACCGAACACACACTGCCGCCGACAATTTCGGCTGGCCGTAATGCACTCTGTGCCAGACTCAAAAGCGGTTTGGGCAGAAGACCATTCGGCGCAAATGTACTCGCTCCGGTATTGGCATTACCTGCCGTGAAGCGCAGTGCCAGCCCGTCCTTCAACGCAGTGATGGTCGGCACATAATTGGCCATGTAGAGGTTGGCAGCGCCGATATCCGCTGCGTGTTTATCTTCACCGCTCTGGCTGATTTTCCTGATCGCCAGCAACAACTGCGTCGCATCGCTTTCGCTCGGTTCAAGGCCCGCAGACTTGACGACATTCAGCAGCTCATCGGTGATGCCATTGCCCCAGGTCGCGGGGATCAGCGATCCCGGCGACCCGCCGACCACGTCTTCATTGACGAACTTGCCGTTCACCAGCCCGATGCCGGGAACGCTTTTCGGATAATCCATTTCAGTTTCCCTGATCCATTAGAGTGCCGTTGCCAACCAGCGCGGCGCCACCGGACGACGCTCGCTGAACGGGAAAAACGAAGCCTGAGGCCAGTCCCGCAGCGCGCGCCGAAACGCTTGCAGTTCGGCATATTGCTCGGTGGTCAGCGTGGTGCCGCCGCCGTCCTCCAGCTCATCGCGGTCGCGGGCCACCAGACCATCGGTGGCTGCCAGTTGTGCGGTTCGCCAGCGACGCTCGATATCCGCCGCTTCATCCGCCGTTGGAGGTGGCGGATCGACCAGCACCGGAAAACCGTTATCCGCCCGCACGCCAATCACTTTTGCAGAGACCGACAGTTGCTTCAGCAGCGAGGCCCAGTAGGCTTGGGGAATCTCGATGACATCGTTGGGAATGTCCGACGAGTTGATACCCGGTACATAAACGCCCCGAGTGCTGGCGCTGAACAAAACATTGAAAGCGTTCATTCAATACCCCTTCGCAAAATAGTTCACGCTCCAGCCAGCAGAAGACTGGCCCAAGTAATTCCGTACTCTCAAGCGACAACCTTGTTTGGTCGCACTCCCCCCGTACAGGAGCACCATCGCTCCGTCACCACCGACATGTGTCGCCACCAGTGACGAAAATGCCACCGGAAACGAAATCGGAAACGTCACATAGACATCCCCATTGGCATCAGTTGATCCGTAACCCCACTGCTCGATATTGCCGCTCGCGAACCGCTGATAGCCGGCATCGCCGAAGGCACCGGAGTGAGCCGACGCATATCGGTCACTGACGGATCCACCATAAAGTCGCCAGTCAGTGCCAACCCGGATCAGTTGCGCCGAGTCGCCAATACCGAGCAGCAGCGACCCCACCGTGTTGTTGCTGCTGATGATGCGCTCGTTCGCTGCCGGGTTGATCGTCAGCACACCGGTGCCGAGATTGATGACGTGCAGCGTACTTGCATTACCGGCGACGCCGAGAACGGGCATGGTGGCGGTGACCGGTGCCGCGCTGTAGAAACTGACCATTCCGCCCACATGGGCCGCAGTCAGAACCGTACTGGTCGCAAAGGACGTGAGCCCCGAAAACTGCACGCCGCTACGAGCGACAAAACCTGTAGTGGCGACGGTCTGGCTGTTGTCGAACTGCGACGCCGTGGCGAACAACCGGCTACCGCGTAATGCTGTCAGCAATTGATCAACCTTGGCCTCCGACGCCGTGAGGCCGGCCGCCTGAATGACATTGATCAATTCCTGCGTGACACCGTTGCCCCAACTGGCCGGGATCAACGATCCCGGCTTGCCCGTAATCAGGTCTTCATCGACAAACCGACCGTTGACCAGGCCGGCACTGGGAACACTATTGGGATAGTCCAAGGTTTATCTCCTTATCTGAAAACATGGGTAGCGTGACGGCTTCAGCCAATCGGGCCGGCCAGCCACTGCGGCGCTGATGGCCGAGTAACGGATGACGGGAATGCGCCGGAATCGGGCCAGTCGCGCAATGCCTGGCGGTACTCGAGCAGCTCCAGGTATTGCTGGGCCTTGAGCGTTGTCCCACGCCCCAGCTCCTGCTCGTCGCGGTGGCGGGTGACCAGCCATTCGGTGGCCGCCAGCGTCGACTGGCGCCAGGCGCGCGCAGCCGCCAAAGGCTCGTTGTCCTCGACGGCTGCGACCTGAGCGATTTCAGGACCTAGCGGTTCGCGCAGAGGCTCGACAGCGGGCGTCAACTCAGACATCGGCGCGCCGATTTCAACATCAACACCTTCGGGCACCTGCACCATCGCAGCGACAAAAGCCGCCGCGAACAGTTGCTCGATGGCGTAGTCACCGGTGTCGATCACTTCGATCGCGACACCGTTCTCAATGCGTGCATAACGGGCCATTACTCGTACTCCCAGATTTCACAGAAGGCATTGCCACCGGCACCGCTGACGACTGATGCAGAAGCGTTGGTCGAGCATGAACCGCTTCCCCCCGAGCCGCGAACACCGGCAATGCCAGTGCCATTGACGCCCATCAGGGGAGCACCACCATCAAACGGGCTCGGCCCCCCGCCCCCGCAGAGCACACCCCAATTGGCGTTGTACATCGCATAGGTGCCGGGGATGCCCCGAGCGCTGCAGAGATTGCCGCCCGTAACGACCTGCCCACCCGCGCCGCCCTGTACAAATCCGGACGCCGTTGCGGACGTCAGGACTGTTATCGTCTGCCCGCCCATGCCGCCCGAAACACTCAAGTAAGAACCGAAAGACGCACCGCCACCCGCCTGACCAATCGCGTTACGTGCGGTACCGCCAGCGCCCAAAGTGACCGGAACACCGGCCAGCATTTCCGGCGTGACGTCATACAGGCTCTCCCCGTAAGCACCCGCTCCGCCACCGCCGCCAATCCCTTGATAAGTAGCCGGGATCGGCGCACATCCGCCCCCCGAACCACCCGCCCCGACCAGCCGCACACGAATCCGCTTCGCCCTCGGGTTCGGCTTGTAAACCGTGATCCCGACCGTCTCGATCTGCCGCACAGCCAGCAACCGTCCCACGGCATCGGTGATGCCATAGCCCGCCAGCGTGGTCGGGGTGTTCTTCAGTTTGGTGAAGTCGACCAGGGCGCCAATGGCCGTTGCCAACTGGTTGGTCTTGCTCTCATCCGGGGTGAGTCCTGCAGCCTTGATGGCGTTGAGAATTTCTTGCGTGACACTGTTGCCCCAGGCGGCGGGGATCAACGAACCGGGTGTGCCGGAAACAGGGTTTTCATCGATAAAACCACCGTCGACCAGACCGACGCCGGGGATGCTTTTTGGATAGTCCATTGCACTGTTCCCTGTGCTTCTGTCAGATGGTTACGGTTGCGCCGGGCACTGCCGGCCAGGTGATCTGTTCCGGGAAACCGGCCTGCTTTTCGATGCGGTTCAGCTCCACGCAGTAGAGCTTCCATTCGAGCAGTTGCAGTTGCTCTTCGTGGCTGGCATCACCGATGTCTTCGGCGTATTGCAGGGGGGCAATGCGCAAGACCGCGTCGCGCAGCAGCGCGTCGCGCTTCTCCAGAACCTGCTGGCTGATGCTGGCCAACCTGACTTGTTCATCCAGTTGCCAGGCGTTGTCGCGCCACACATGGAACTCTCCGGGCCAGGGTTGCGCCGTCAGGGTGTCCGGCAACTCGCCCAACTCATTCCAGATCTGTTGCGCGCCACCGTCCTTGCGATAGACCAGGCCACGTCGGTCAATCACCTCTCGCGGTACTCCATTGATCAACGCCCAGGCGTGACCGCTTTCCAGTTCAGGCAATTCGAACGATAACTGGACCGCGTTACTGGGCAGTTGAATACCGATACCTGGCGTCACGAAAAACTCGACAGGTCCGGACAAGGCGCCCGAGCCATCAAACAGATAATTGAACATAGGTACCTCAGATGAGTTTGATACGGCCGGGATAGGCGATGTTGCGCGGGCGGGATTTGAAAGCGAACAGCAGCGCGTTGGCGGTATCGCGCTGGTAAGACGTGTTGACGGGGAAGGTCGGGCCACCATTGACCAGTCCGGACACGTACTGCGGCTCTTCACGGGTATCGGCGCCAAAACTGGTCAGGCTGTCCGACCACCACGCACCCACCGCACCGGCACCATTGGCACCCATTGCATACGAATGCGTCGAGCCCACCTGAAAGGAACCCATGGCACGTGCCGCATCCACGCCCCGGCCCTCGTCCAGCACTCGCAGAAACTCGCCTCGCCCTTCCGGGCCACGGAAGGTCGCCGCGCCGTCGCCCGAGGTCCATTTACCTTCGTTGCCTGCACGCGCCGCTTCAGTGCCCAGCATTCCGGAGAGCTGGGCGTGATCCCACAGCCACGGCCACTCGGTACGCTTCATGACTGCGCCGTTGAGCGCACCGTAACCACCGGGGCTGAGCGACATGGTCGTCTCGAAAAACGGCCGGCCAAGAGGGGTGTTGTCGAAGCGACCGACTGGCCACCAACTGCCAGCGCCGTCGCTGCGCAAATGCCACCAGTCACCGCCGCCCATCAGCACCAGAAACGGGTAACCGCTCGCAGACAAATGCGTGTGAAATCGGATCCGGTCGGTTCCGGATGCCTGCACCACCATTCGATTGCCGCCGTTGTCGACACGACGAACAATCACGTCACGCACACCCAGCCCGACAGTGGCGCCGGGCAAGGTGATCGTCGTGGCACCGGGGCTGCCATCGATCAATACCAGACCGAGTTCCTGATCACTCAATGCCTTCGAAGCGGCAAGCCGTGTCACCACCGAACGCATTGGGCTGGCGGCACCGATGATCGATTGAATGGCTTTGAACAACTGGCCGGTATCCGCCTCGTTGGCCGTCATTCCAGCGCCCGTGATCACGTTGAGAATTTCTTGTGTAACGCTGTTGCCCCACACCGCCGGAATCAAAGAACCCGGCGTGCCTGCCACCGGGTTTTCATCGACGAAGCGGCCGTCGACCAGGCCGACGCTGGGGACGCTTTTTGGATAATCCATGGGATGTTCGTTCCTCTGTCATGACAAATGAAACGTGGCGGCGCGAAGACGTTCGCAACGGCGCAAACATTTCTGTTTCTGAAAATAAAAAGCCCACATGAAGTGGGCTTGAGTAAGGCGGACTGCGATTACGGGGCTGGAGGCGCCACCAGTTCGCGAATGGCCTGCAGCGCCTCATCGGCGGCAGCGCGAGCCTGATCCATCTGGCTTTTGCTAGCGTACGCACGGATCTGGGTCTTGGCTTTCAGGCGCACGGTTCGCAGGGTCAGCAGGTTCTCGCTGAGCTGGGCAGCCTTGTCGAGGATCTGTTCGGCCGACTGTTTGGCCGACCGGCCCTTGGCAACCCAGGCAGCAACGGACAACGGCACGTCCTTTTTCGGGTAGCCGGCATCCTGATAGGCCTGAGCGTCAATAGCTGCCTGGGCGTACTCCAAAGCCTTGAGCGGATCACCTGCCAACACGCTGCGCGCACTGTCGGCGACAGCATCGACTCGGGAACAAAGGCTTTCGGCCTCTTGTTGTTCGAGTGCAGCCAGTTTCAAAGGGTTCGACACCCACTGTTGACCGTCCCACTCGTGGTCGGGCGCAGGTTGTGGCGTACGCAACTCGTCACCGAACTGATGAAGGTCCTGAATCACTTTCATCGGAGCAACTCCCACACAATATGAACATTGACGGCATTGCTGAAATTCACCCCGATACCCGAGGTGTAATCGGTGACAGGATGATTTTTGATGCCGATGCCATGCAACGCCTCGTCTTTCAATGCGCTCGTGGAGCCAAGGCCATGCTGGGACTGAAATGTCTGCCACAACGAGCGGAGCTGCGAATGATCGAAGCTGGCAGTCAATGTCGATACTGTGACATCCCCTACCTCATTGTTGGTGGTAATGACGGTTGGATATTTGCCAGTCCATCCTGCCGGATTGCCCGAGATCGCCTGCGTGCCAGGCGAAAGAAAGGTGTAACTGGACCCCACCCAGCCGACCTCCGAGAACCCTATGTTCGTTACCAACGCGGCTGACGGCGTTGGATTGCCGACCGTCAGTCGTGCCGCTCGTGCATGCGGATCCAGAGGCAGATAAATCACGCCGGTCCCATTGACCGTCTGGCTCCAGGTGAGCCGTGCCCGGTTATAGATCGTCAGAACCGAAGGCAAGGTTCCAACGGTTCCGGTCAGAATCCAGGCAACGCACATATCCAGACTGGTAGACGGAAAACCGCCGCCCCCCACCCCATCTGCGGTGCCTTTGAGAGAGGCAGGCACTGCGTCAGTCGGCGTACCTCGCTGCACATAAAACGTCAGTGCACCGGCGATCACCTGAGCACGCAAAAAATACCCCGTGTTAGGTAAAAGATCTGCACTGGTCCAGCTTTGCGTGGTGAAAGTACGCGACCTGCCCAACTGACCGTCCACAACCTCCTGGCCCAGACTGACCGGCACACCGAGGGGAACCGTGACCTTGCCGCCACTGGTAGCCGCCGCGCTGACGGTCACGGAAAGTCGACCCTCTGCACTGGCGATCGTCGGCAACGGCAACGAGCCAATCGGCAGTGCCGAATCCAGCGTCCAGCCCTTGCTCGAAACGCTGCGAATCGCCTGCAACAACTGATCGTATTTCTTCTCGTCCGGAGTCAGGTCCCCGGCCGTGATCACGTTAAGAATTTCCTGCGTGACACCGTTGCCCCAGTTCGCCGGGATCAACGATCCCGGTGTCCCGGTCAGCGGGTTTTCATCGATAAATTTCCCATCCACCAGACCGGCGCTGGGCACACTCTTCGGATAATCCATTGCGTTATTCCCTAGTCATAGTTGATGTGCACCTTGGTATGCGCCGGCGCCGCCCGATGGATCAGGCATTCAAGCGCCGAGCCCGGATTCACGCCGAAGCGTTCGCCCCAGTAACTCGCGCCGAAACGCCGGCCGAGCAGCAGCCGTCCACCGGTGTTGAGCGTCCACATGAACTGCGCTTCCCAGGTGCCCCAATGCGCCGCACCGAAACGCGAACGGCCCATGCGCGGGGCTTCGAGTTCGGTGATGGTGGCGTTGGGGTAACCCTGGCTTTTGGCGATTTCCAGGTAGTAGCCGACGGCCTGGCTGCCGACTGCGAGCAAGCGGCGGCGCACGGCGAGACGGCGGTCGTCGAACAGCGGTGTGGCGCCGAGGCACGGATCGGGCAGGTTCATCACCTGCTCCCAGTCCGGCACCAGTTCGCTGACGCCGGCCGGGTCCATCTCGTTGAGCAGATCGGCGGCGCGGGCGTCGAGGCGCGCCAGCTCGACGGCAACGCCTTGCAGCACTTCATCGAGTTCCGGCACTCGCTCCGGGTCCCACGCCGGGCCGCTGGGCAGCAGTGCGCGAAGCTGCGCCTGATATTGCGCAGCGGTTCTTATGCCCCCCATACGCAACCTCCGAAGGTGAGCAGTTCGCTTTGACCGGCAGGCACGTCAGCGGCCGGCGCGGTCAAGGTGTGATCGTACTCACCGCCGGCGCTGCTAATGGCTTCGCGGATATGGCTGATCAGCAACGGCACGCCGAGATCGGCTTCACGGTTGTGCAGGTCGCGCAACTGCGCTTCGACGGCGGCGCGCACGGCGGTGGTGTCCGGGTTGACGCTCTTGAAGCGGTACACCACCGGCACTTGAATCGGTCGCTGCACATGCACTTCCGCCGTCACCGGTCGCAGCGGTTCGATGTAGTCCTGGACTTCCGCCAGTTGCTCGTCGTTGGGCACCGGTTGCGGATCTTCATCACGCATGATGAACACCGTCACCGTGCCCGGCCCGAGCAGGCCACCACGGCACCAGGCGCGAGTTACGCCAGGCACTTCCAGTGCCCAGGTTTCGTAGTCACTGGCCGAGCCGCCGTGAGGGATAACGCGATAGGAGCGAATCACGCGCGAACGCAGCGACTCCAGACTCTCCCGCGCCACGCCGCCACTGAGGCCCGGCGCCAGCACGACAAAACTGTTGCCGACCACGCCGGTAACCGGCTGCACCGGAGTCAACGCCAGTCCGGCGTCGGCGTTGCCGAAGCTGCCGGCCTCCAGCGCCGCGATGGTGGTGGTGTTGTTGCCATTGACTGTGGTGCGCGCGGTGGTGACTTTGTAGGTACGACCATCGCTCGATTGCAGCAGCGTATCAACATCCAGTACCGCGCCCGCGGTTGCGGTAAAACTGACGCTGCCAGTGGCGACTTGCGCCGGTTTGCGCGGCTGGTTCAGGCGCAGCGCGGCGATGCGTTCCAGGGTCGATTCGTCGGCGGTGTCGGGCAGGATCTGCTCGGCAATCCAGTCAAGGTAGCCATACAGACCGTAAGCGGCACCACCGACGGTGCGGGCCAGGACTTGCGCATCGGACTGGCGCAGCGAATCGCCGGCCAGGTCGCTTTGGGTGCGCTTGATCAGCACCGGCAGCGAAGGGGTTTCAAACGGCATAGATCACCTGCCAACTGTTATCGGGGTTGATGTCCAGGCGTTCGCCGTCGGCCAGGGTCAGGACCGTACGCAGGTTCAGGCGCTGGGCGTCGAGGCGTTCGCTGATGATGTCGATGGCGCTGCAGTGGCCGTCGTCGATCAGCCATTGCAAGGCTTCGCGGGCATAGAACTCGGCGTCCATCTGGGTCTGCCGGGTCAGCTTGACCCGACGCAGCAGCCACAGCCGCGAGCCGATGCGGTCGTCGGCCACGGTGGGAAAGGTGTCGCCCCACCAGCCGTAACGCTCCTCGTCGTCGAGGGCATCGTCGTCGGCGGCGCGGCGCCAAGTGAACAGGCTGATCAGCACCGAGCGGGTCAGCGCGGCGTGGAGGTTTTGACTGAAGAGCATCACTGACCTCCCGCCGGCACACCGGTCTGACCGCTGCCGCCCTGCACGCCGCCATGCACGTGCTTGATCTGGCTGATGCCGCCGGCCAGCTGATCACCTTTGGAAACGATCTTGCCGGTCTGGTTGATCACCGGTGTGTCGAAGTTCACCGCGGTGCTGGCGCGGATGTTGAGCGTGGCGGTTTCGATATCGATGATCCGTCCGCGCTTGAAGTGGATCCTGTCGCCTTCGTCGGTGTAGATCGCCACTTCGCCGGCCGCCAGCGATTGCAGGCGATAACGGCGGTCGGCGACCACCAGCGCGATGGCGTGGGAACGGTCGCCACCGAGAAAGGTGACGACGCCTTCGGCACCGGCCAGCGGATGGCTGGTAAAGCCGTAGGGCTCGAAGTGCTCCATGTCGTCGTTCACTTCACCGGCGGTGAGGCGCATTTGCAGCGATTGCAGCTTGGAGGCCGAACTGGCGAGCACGACAGTGCCGCGCGCCAGCAGGCGTGTCAGTAGGCTCATAGGGTTTTCCTTGGAGGGCGGTGTCGGGCTCAGGTCTTTTTCGGGGGAGTCGGGTTCGCGTCGAAGGTATGCGGCGGCGCCACTTGCAGGGTGGTCACCGAACCTTGCGCCGACAGCGAATACGTCACCTTGGAAATCAGCATGTCTTCATCGAACCCGAGCACCGGATCCTTGACCCGCACCAAGGTGTTGTGACGCCACAAATCGCCATTGGACTGACGCCAGCCCTGCACCTGATAGGTAGTGGTCAGTGCCCGGCCCATGCGCGTCGCGCTCTCCCATTGCGCCCGTTGCTGGGCCAGTTCGAAGGTCAGTTGCGAGCCTTCGTTGATGATCGTGGTACGCCGGCGTTTGAAACTCAGGTCGGCCGCCGTCGATTCCACTTCGCTGGCCGCCGCCCCGCTCTTCTTGTCGTTGCCCTTCTGCTGGCCGATCACCCGGTATTCGGAAAACACCTGGCTGAAATCCATCGGTGCATTGGCCGAGAGAATGTTCTTGCCCAGTTCCAGCGCGTCACTGGCGCGGCCAGCGCTGCCGGGTTTGGCGAGTACCAGCCTGCCTTCGGCGTCATCGGTGGAAAACACCCGGTACAGCGAGAGCAGACGATCGATCGACTGAAACACCGTTTCACCCGGCACGATCGTGTGTTTGCTCAGACGTGCAGTTTCGGGAATCTCGTTGACCACAAACTGCGAGTATTCCCCGGCCAGGGCCTGGACGATGTTCAACAGCGATTGATCCTGCCATTGGCCGGGGATGTTTCGCGCCGCACAATCCACCAGATCCTGGGTCTTGGAACTGCCTTCGATGCTCAGGCTGATCTGCCGCCCGTCATAATTGATCGGGGCCTTGAACACATAACCGGTGAGCACCAGATCCTGGCCGATCCGCACTTCGCACGGGTCGCCGGCCTTGATCCGCTGATCCACGGTCTGCCCCGGCCATTGCCAGGTGATATCGAGTTTGAAGGTGCGGAACTGGCGCTCCAGGTCCGCGGTGATTTCCACGCTTTTCCAACCGCCGTATTCCATGCTGTTGACGGTCAGCGTCACGCGGTTGTCAGTCTCGTTCATGACTCACTCCCTGGAAACCTTGACTTCGTTGGGTGAGAAGCTCGGATGAAACAGACCGTTGCGCTGAATGACCTCGGTCACCCGAGTGGCATCGCCAAACTGCTTGTAGGCCACGACCAGCGCCGGAAAGGTTTCCTGGAAGGTTTTGCTCACCAGCCGCACACCGGACGAAGCCACAGCCTTGAGGTGCGCGATCAGCGCTTCCTTCACATCGGCGATGGCCTGGTAGTGCGCGGGATCGGCCTTGTCCTGGGCCTTTTGCAGCGCTTCGATCAGCTCTTTTTGCAACGCTTGCAGGTCATCGGTGACCGGCACTTCCTGACGGCTGACCGGCTGTTTCGACTGCTGATCCAGCGAAGGCGTCGACGACAGTTTCACCGGCGTCGAGGCCACCGGCATCGAGGCTACCCATTGCGCCGCTTTGACGATCAGGGTGTCCTGCACCAGATTGGCCAGGGCCTGCGCCGCAGCGGTGGTGTCCTTGCCGGTGGTGATTTTCGGGGCGTCGGCCTTGCGGATGGCTTCGATCTGTTGGGACACGTCGGCAATCACGCCACGGTAACCCTCCTTCGCGAATGCCTTCAGCTCTTTGATATCGCCGAGCAAGCCCTTGAACTCCGCAGCCACTTCCTTGGGCAGTTCCTTGACGGCCCTGACCAGTTCGGTGATCTGCTTGTACTGCGCGATCAGCGGCTTGAGCTGCTCCTTGATCATGTCATACACGCCGGTGAGGCTGTTGCGCAGATTGGCGATGCCGATCCGCGCCGCCTTGATCAGGGTCATCGCCTGTTCGAAGCGCGCCACCGCCGACCCGAGCAAACCGTCGGCCTTGATCAGCAGGACTTTCTGCGTGCTGACCGTCGCCGTCGGAAACGGCAGCGGCCGGTCCGGGTAGAACTTCAAGGAGAAGGTCACCATCCCGCCGTCCTGGCGGGTGTGGGTCATGTCGCACTCGCCGACCTTGACCTGCAAGCGGCCCAGCCACGGATGCACCAGTTCGCCGCTGCCCTGCTCCAGCGCCTGGAGCAGCTTGTCGCGCTGCTCCAGGCAATCGGCACCGATGATGAACGCCGTCAGGTCGTGGGTCTTGGCCTGCTGGCCGAGATCCTCGAAAAACGGCAGATCCCGTTGCGGATACTCATGCAACTGCCCCTTGCGACCGACCGGGGTTTTCGCCTGGTCGATCCAGAAGCCGACACCGCGAAAGGATGCCGGCAACAAACGGTCACGCCAGTTCATTGGAACCTCCTGCCGATAGCGAGCGATAGCCGATGCGCGAACTGAGCGCCAGCCCCGGTTGATTGGTTTGCGGTTGATCGGTGCGCAGCCCCGCCGGCGCGTTTTCGAAGCGCACCGTCAGGCCGCCTTCGAGTTGCGTGCGGTTGTTGGCGGCGCTTTGCTGGATCAGGGCGCTGGAGGATTGCGGCAACGGACTGGCCATTGCTGACGAGCCGGAAGCGGCCGCCGGGGATTGCCCGGTGATCGTCGCCACAACGCCGGAAAGATTGCCATTGAGCAATTCCCGGATCGGTGCGACGACACTCTGCAGTTTTGCCCACAGTTCGCTGAACCAGCCGAGAATCGGCTCCCAGGCTTGCTTGATCGACTCCATCGGCGACTGACTGAACAATGTGCCGAAGGCGTTCGCAACCGATAGTGCATCCGTGGTCAACGATGCCCACAAACCGGAAAAGTAACCCTTCAAACCATCCCACTGCGCTATCGCCGATTCCATCGGCGAGAAGTTGAACAGGTTCTGGAACTCGCTTTTCAGCGTCAGCGCACTCGCCCGCAACACATCCCAGAGCGCGGAAAAGACCTCGCCCAGCGGTTGCCAGTTGCTTTGAATCAGGGCAAACGGCGACCAGGAGAACGTTGACTTCAGTTGCTCCCACCCGGCTGAAGCGGTGGCTTTCAGGTTGTCCAGCACACCGGTAAACATCCCCAGAGCCGAACCCCACACGCCGGAAAATCTCTCTGCCAGCGAGCCATCGAACGTTGCCTTGAGCATGGCCCAACCGGCGGTCGCGCTGGTGGCTGCACGGTTCCAGAATCCGCTGAACACTGTTTGCGTGGAGTCCCAGACTTCGGCCAGTTTCGCCTTCGGCGAGGTGTACAGATTGGCTTTCAGCGCTTCCATGCCAGTCGCGGCTTTTGCTGCCGCGCTGTCCCAGAATTCGCTGAACACCGTTTGAGTCGAACCCCAGACCTCAGCCAGTTTCGCCTTCGGCGAGGTGTACAGATTGGCTTTCAGCGCTTCCATGCCAGTCGCGGCTTTTGCTGCCGCGCTGTCCCAGAACTCACCGAATACCGTTTGAGTCGCACCCCAGACCTCGGCCAGTTTCGCCTTGGGCGAGGTGTACAGATTGGCCTTCAGCGCTTCCAGACCGGCAACGCTACCGGCGACTGCGTCGTTCCAGTAATCCTTGATGACAGCGCCAGCGGAATCCCACAGCTCGCCCATCTTCGCCCCGAAGGCATCCAGGCGTGCAGACGCGCCCTCTGCAAGACGACTGGCACCGGCAACGGCGTCAGCCTTCATTTCTTCCCACTTTTGTTTGGCCGAGGCTTGCATCGAGTCGAATTTCAGCTTCGCACCCGTTGCCATTTCGTCCCAGCCTTTCTGAACCTTGTCGATACCGCGATGGGTTGCATCGCTGACCGACTGCCAGGTCTCGCTGAAGAATCCGCTGATCGACGCCCAATTGTCGGTAATCAGCCGCGCGCCAATCACGATCAGCGCCACCGCCGCCGCAATGGCCGCAGCAATCAGGCCGATCGGTGACGTCAGGATCCCCAACACCGCGACCAGCCCCATCGCCCCGACCGTCACCACCGTGAACGCCACCGCCGCTGCCGCCAGTCCCTCGACGAGGTACGGGTTGTTCGCGACGAACTGGCCAACCGAGGTAATCACGGGTGTCAACGCCGTGACGATGCCGTTGACGGCCGGCAGCAGCGCCTGACCGATATTCAGCGAAATCTTGTCCAGCGCCTCGTTGAATTTCTTGAGGTTGGCGGAGGTTTCGCCCTGAACGACCTTGGGGACTTTCAGCCCCTTGTTCGCCCGGACTTTTTTCGCCAGTGCATCCTGCGCTTCGATGGCCTTTTTGATGCCGTCCTGGAACGGCTTGAGCAGGCCACCTTCGGCGATGAAACCGGCGACGTCCAGCGGCTCGAGGCCGCTGTCTTCCATGCTTTTTTTGAATGCTGCGACCTTGCCGCGCAGCCCCTTCATCTCGGCCTCCATTTTCTCGGCGCCCTTGAGCACCACGAGCATGTTGACCGTGACGGGGAAGTTCTGCGGGATCAGGCTCAATTGTGTATTAGCCATCACTGCACCTGCTGCATCGCATTGATCCGTTGCGCGTGCTCCAGCGATTCGCGAAGCACATCCAGTGGCCTGGCCATCATCTGTTCGGGGTCAACCTTCCAGAACCAGGCCAGGTCATAGGCGACCGAAATCAGGTCGGTGATGGCTCCGACGCCGCACTCATGAAAAAACTCGCAACGGCCCAGCTCAGCGCGTTGAGGTCAGCCAGGTCCAGCTGGTTGACCGACGACGGCGGAATGCCGGCGCACACGGCGATGTATTTGGCCGCCACGTCCATGTCGAGGCTGACTTCTTCGCTCTTGTCGATCTTGTACGGCAGCGCCTTGATCGCTCGCACTTCCTGCACCGTCGGACGGCGCAGGACGAGTTCGGTCAGGGGCTCGCCGTGAGCTTCGATCGCAACTTGAAGCTTCACGGCGCCGCTCATTGCCAGGTCCCCTTGATGCCTTCGAATTTCAGTTCGATGGTGGCGTCATCGCCCTTGGAGACTGGCTCTTCGACCAGGTAGGCACCGGCCAGTACGTAGACTTTGCCGTTGCTGAATTCGCAGGTGACGGTGATGTCGGTGCCTTCGATCAGCTTCTTCAGCGGGAAGTCGGCGGTGTGCAGCGCGGTCACCTTGAACGATGGCGCGATGTCGGTTTCCTTGTAGAAACCCGGCACGACGGTTTCGCGTTTGACGGCCATCAGCGGGGCTTCGCAGCCGCCATTGATGGTCAGTTGTGCACCGTCGACCTTGACGTAGCAGGTGCCTGCAATCAGTTGACCCATGGTGTTACTCCCTTCAAATAAAAAGCCCACGCAAGGTGGGCTGGATTCACAGATTCAAACGGGCCGATCAGGCGACGTCGTCGTACTGCAGACGGAACTGGTTGAGCAGTGCGAACACGCGCAGACCGTTGATGTAATCCGGCGGGAACAGCACGTTCACGCGGCTCGGGTCCTGCACGTCGCGCTCGACGATCAGGTGCTCGGCGAACAGCTCGGCGTTTTCCACGTGGCCTTCCAGTTCGAGCTTGGCGTACTGGGCAATCAGCTCACCGCGAATGGTCGCCGGGGTGACGATCGGCTGACCGGCGCCGAAGCGGGTGCCGTCGGAGGCCAGTTTGTGGCGACCGTATTTGCTGGTGATCACGCTTTGCAGACGACGCACGATGAACGCCGACTGGTGCATGGTTTCGCTGTCCAGGTACGAGTTGTCAGCCTGGCCGTAGGCGTTTTTCTGGTAGGTGGTGATCGAGCGCTGGATGCGCACGTAGCCGCCTTCGTAGTAAGCGGTGGCGATGCCGTAGTTGAGCAGCGACTGACGCTCGGTCAGGGTGAAGCGCTCGCTGGCCGGAGCCGGATCTACGCCTGGCAGGCTGCCGCTCTGGGTCGGACGGCTGGCATCGGCGGAGATGAACACCGAAGTACGTGCAGCCAGTGCAGCGGCTTGTACCCACACCGGTTGCGGAACGCCCGGCTCCAGCGCCTGAATGGTCATGTGCTGGTCGTTACGCGCCTGACCCGCCGCCACCAGAGTGCCGACGGTGCCGCGCTTGGCGCTGTAGACGTGACCGAACAGTTGCTTGGCCCAGGACCAGCGACCGGTGCTGTCGTCCATCACCGCTTGCCAGGTGTTAAGGGTGGCCAGGTCGGACCAAGGCAGCGCGATGAATTCGAACGGCTCGTCACCCAGTGCTGCAACGGCCGCCACTTGATCCGGTACACCGACGCCGCCGGTCATGGCAGTGACGGCAGTGGTCAGGCCGGCCGGGGTTTCTTCGCCGTTGCTCTTGCCCAGGCGATTGAATTGCAGGCTGATGTCGTTGCCGCTCTCGCCGGTCCATTTGGCGTTCAGAGTGACGACGCCTTCGGCAGCCGCAGCGCTCACCGGCAGATCGGCGGTGGCGTTGATTTTCTGTGCCAGGGCGGTGGCCGCCTGAGCAGCGGTGGCACCGTTGACCACGGTGGCCTGGACGCGGACGCCGCCGACGTACAGGTTGAGAATGCCAGCCTGAGTCGCGGTGCCGGTCAGGGTCAGCACGCCTTTGGCGATGGCGCCGGTGGCGTTGTGCAGCGGCAGGCACCAGATCTCACCGATCGGGTCGGCCTTGCGGAAGGTCTCGTACATCGAGGCCAGCATCGAGCCCTGGCCGCCAATGCTCTTGGCCAGTGCCACGCTGGAAACCAGCACCAGTTTGCCGACTTCGCTCGGGGCGATGTTGTCGTTGACCTGCGCCACGATCAGGCGGCGCATGGACGAGGACGCGCTATTGGCGGCCGAGTTGTCCATTTCGGCATAGAACAGCGGTACACGAATGTCCGCAGGAATGTTGCTGAATCCGATCGCCATTATTTGGCTCCCTTTTGTTTAGCTGTTGCGGTTTTGAGGGTGATATCGCCGTCGGCCAGACGCCGGCGCCACCAGGCGCTGTCCAGCACTTCACGGCCTTCCAGTGGCAGCAGGTCGCCTGCTTCCGGGTCCGGCACGGCACGGCCGGCGGCCGGCACTACGGTGATGCGGTTGCTCATGGGGTTACGTCTCCAGAGAAAGTCATTTCCACGCGCCCGTCAGGGCCCGGGTGTTTCAGGTTGGGGTCGGCCGGGTCGATCGCATCGACCCGCACGGTGACCCCGGTAAAGGACGACAAACCGTCCAGTTCGCGTTCGTGCCAACTCTCCGCAGGCTGACTTGGCAGATTGCGGCCCAGCTGGAACTCGGCAAAAAAGCGCAGCCGGTAGAACGCGCGGCTGCTGTTGATCGAGACCGTTTCGCCGCCGTCATAAACGATGGCGCTGTAGTCGGAACCGGGTTTGAAACCCACCAGCGCACGCCACAGTTCGGCGCGCAGGTCGTGCAACAGATCCAGCGCTTTTGTGGCGTCCGTGGCATCAAGTGCCAGGATGATTTCGAAGCGGTCGCGGATCGGCTGGCTGGCGGAGTTCTGTGCGGTGCTGGCGCTGGCCAGGTCGGCCAGGGGTAAAACATGAGCCGACGGGGTCGGCAGATTCGGGTTGCCTTGCAGCAGCGCCAGGTCGACACCTGTCGCGATATGGCCGGCAAGGCTTGGGCATTGCGCACGCAGCTGCGTGAGGATCGGGGTGATCTTCATGGGGAGCGTTCCAGGATGTGTGAGTGGCCACAGTGATGCGTGTGGTGGTGAGACCGGAGGATCAGTCTTTGGCTTTTGCTTCGGGATCCCGGCCGTTTGCTTCGATCAAGCAGCGATAGCTTTCTTCGGGCTTGCCGCTGGCAGTCACCTTCTCGATCGACCAGCGCCCGCGCATGAAGTCGGGCCAAGTGTCATCGAGCACCAGCAGACCTTCGGCCACCAGCAGCGGATCACCCGGGCAAGTAACTTTCAGCGTGTATTTCTCGCGCAGCATCTTGCGCACTTCGGCTTCGCCGATGGCTTTGGCTTCTTCCACACTGGCCTGTTTCTGACGAACGATCTTGAAGGGCGCCTTGCCGGTTTTCACCTCCACCTGCTTGCCGGCATTGGTGTCCCAACAGCAGACTTTGCAACCCTGATTCTGGGTGCGGGCGGTCTCTTCCAGCGTGGCGCTGATGAAAGCGTGATCGCCCGGCCGATTGTTGTGGGTCACCGACAGCCTGACGTTCGGAATCACCTGACCCGACAGGGTTTTGAGCTGCGCCCGTTTCGCCAGCACGTAGAGGTCGTTGAACGGTTTGGCCACCGCGTCGTACTTTTTCGCCAGTCGCGTGATGAAACCCATGTCGGTTTCGTTCGACTGGTCGACATGAGCGATCCTGATCAGCGCCAGTTCTGGATCGACGCGCGGCGAGAATCCGTGCGGCTCGACCAGTTTGCGAAACAGCCCGCCAAGCGTCGTGGGGCCATGACTGGCCGTGCGCCGTTCCTTGAATCGGGTTTCGTCCTTGCCGCTGAAAGGCGCGGCGGTCGCGACCAGCGTCAGGCGCAGCGGGAACAGCGTCGGTGTCAGTCGAGTGATCCTGAACTGGCCTTTGTCGACCAGCCTGGATTCCAGATAGCCCACCCGCAATCCAATTTTCCCGCCGAGGGTCGGCAAGCCTTCAAGGCCTTCCAGGTCGAGCACCAGCGTCAATTGATCGGACTCCATCCCGGCAGCATCGATGTGTTCCCAACTGATCAGCCGCTGGTTCAGCAGGTCCTTGTTGGCGCCATAGATTTCGATCGCAGGCGTAAATCCCTGTGCCATGCAGCCTCCTTAATCCCAAGCCAGAACCGGTTTGATCGCGGCCGGTCTGCTATCGAGTTCCGGGAGTGTCACCCAGACACCCGCCGACAGAATCGGGCCGTGTTCGGCCAGGGTCGGGTTGAGTGTCCACAGGGCTTCTTCGGCGCTGTCATCGCTGCGACCGGTTTCGCGGTACAGCAGCAGATTGACCGAATCACCGGCTACGCTTCGTACCTTACGCATTGTTGAACTCCGTCAATACGATGACCCACTTGATCACCATCGCGGTGCCGTCATCGATGACCTCGCTCTGGTTTTCGTCGATGCTGGTGATCCGCCACAAACCCCAGTTGCGACCAATGCCGTCAATCAGCGGCAGCGGCACTCTCAGTGCTTGCAGCGCGCGCAGCTCATCGAGCCGGTCCATCGCCACGGCGTACATCGAGGTGCCACCGATGGTCAGGGTTTCGGGTTTCTGTCCTGTCTGGTGGGATCTGGGTTTGCTGTTGAGGATCTGCAGCTCGGTCCAGCCGCCCTCGGATTTTCGCGACAGCGTGCTGTACGCAAAATCCCGGGACAGGCCGAAGATGAAACTGCCCAGTGCCATTTGTTGTTTCATGTACCGGCTCCGTCAGTCAGGGCTGCATCACGACGCGTCCCGAGTGGGTTAGCGCCCATCAGCAGCGGCATGAATTGGCCATGGAATTGACCGGAAATCTGTTGCTCGATAATCGACTGAATCTGTTGGGCAGTGTCGGGGGCAGGACAGGTGACCTGGATCAGAGGAGAGAACGAAACGCTCTGGTTTTGTGTCTGCGCACTGGACAGACTTTTGGCAACGTCTGCGGGTGGGGCAAGCTTGTCCTTTTCTGATTCGGGGGCAAGTTTTTCACCGAGCCACGAACCGCCCACGCTGCCCGCGGTGCTGCCGATGATGCCGCCCACCAAGCCGCCGATCGCGGTGCCGATAATGGGAACGAAGCTGCCGATCATCGCGCCCGCCACGGCGCCGGCATAACCGCCCGCCAGGCTGCCGCCCGCCGAGCCTATTGCTCCGCCGACCGCTTTGTTGTCGCCATCCTGGATGCCTTTGAGCACGTCGGGAACCGCGGTGACCACTGTCAAAAGTGCGTTGGACTTGGTGAATCCTTTGGCTGCACTGTTCGCGTCCTTAAAGCGACTGCCCCATGTCTGGGGCGATGCATCCACATTCGCAGCCAACTTCATTTCCGCCTTCGCCCCGGCCTTTGCCTTCTCTCCCTTCTTCGGCTTTTTCGGCTTTTGCTCAGACGAATTGGCGGAGGCGCTATCGGTAGATCCGGCAGCAACAGGTTTACCGTCGGGGCCAACGCCGGCTGCGCGATCCACGATTTCGATGAGGGGCCCCGCTCCCGCCGTCACCAACAGCTTCGTTGCTGCATTACGCAAGGCCGAAGCCATCGCAACCTTGATTTGCGCCCCCCGGGAAACAGCGATCACCCCTACCAGTGCGAGCAGGGCTGCTGTGGCCTTTGGTTGCTCCTCGGCAAAGCTGCTTATCCCGCTGACCACACTGTCCAGCGTAACGACCAGACCATCAACCAGATTGGTCAGTGAACTACCCAGAGCCGTGGACAATCGGGTCGCACTGGCGTCGAGCGCATTCCATCGTCCTTGCGAGGTTTCACCCAGCTCCGTGGCCGTTCTGGCCACAGAACCGACGTACGCGGGTTTCGATTCCGACTTCGGGTCTTGGCCAGGAACCAGAGAAAACGCCTTCTGCACGTCCTCAGGCTTCTTCAGCAATTTAACGATCGCATCATCGTTACCGAAGAGAGCCTTCGTCAGTGACTCTCGCTCTTTCTCATCTGACTTACCCTTGAGCGCTTCCAGTAACTTATTGATAGTGGCGGGGGCGTCCGTGCGCATTCCGCTGGCCACGGTTTCAGGGGTCAGATCTTTAACGCCCAGTTTCGTCCAGGCAGCGCGCTGCTCTTGCGTCGCAGCCTCGCCCTTGGCCAGTACCGCGGTGAACGCATTCAACCCGGCGCCGGCACTGGCCTTGTCTGCACCACTGTTTAGAAAAGCGGCGGCCAACGCAGCAATCTGCTCAGGCTTGAGCCCCGTGGCCATCGCTTTTTCGCCGGAGTTCTGAACGACTGAACCGATGTCGGCGGCTTTGGCATCCAGCCCGCTGTGACCCAGGTAGTTGCTGGCATCAGCCAGTCGCTGGCTTTGCGTGCGATCAAGCTTCATCGCCGACTGCCACGCCAGCATCATTTCGCCAGCCGTTTTTACATCAACACCGAATGCCGAGGCATTGATGGCGGCGTCACGAGCAAAACCCGTCAGTGCATCCGCTTTCTGCTTGCCCTCAAGACCGTCGCCAACGCCGGACCTGGCCGCTGCCAGTTGAACCTTCAGCAGATCCACAGCGGTCGCCCCGCTCGGAGCGACCTGTTTGTCGCTGGTCATCTTCTGGGTGTCTTGCGAAAGTGCCCGAAGTTGATCCTTGTCCAGCTTCACGATCTGATTGAGTTCAAGCAGGGCCATTTGGTTGGCCATTGAGGCTTGCATGAACTTCAGCGGTGAACGTTGTTCTACCTCGGCCTTGAGTTTCGACTTCGGTTCGCTCGCCGCAGGTGCAGCAACGCCAGTCTTGAACAACGACTGTTGGGCGGCAAATACCTCCCGCAGCTTGACCTGTTCCTGGGTCAGTAAACGAATATCCGCACTAGCCATGGCCAGTGCCAGACTCAAATCCACCAGCGGTGTGCCGAGACTGTCGGGCGCTATTGATCCACCCGCCAGTCTGACGTTGCCGAACGCCATGCTTCCAATCTCGCTGGCGAGCATCGGCGCATACTTCGTATCTGCCATGCCGCTCTACTCCTGTTTCACGCCAAGGCGAGTGATCGCTATGTCGTAGCGGCGCAACGCCTTTTCGGCGTCCCACTCCAGAATTTCCGCCTCACTTACCGGGTAAATGAGCGGCACGATATCGAGGATTACTTCGATGTCGCGTTCTGAAAGAAGGCCGCCGGCTGGTTTAAAAAATCGTCGATGCGCACCTGCAATTGCGTCCAGTCCGGGACGCTCATCAGGGCCAGATCGGGGATCATCAGGCCGGTGCAATGGGCGGTGATGAACTCGGCGCGTTCCTTGGCCGTTTTCAGTTTCTTCATCACTTTGGTGGCCCGCAGCGCCGGCATTTCCAGGCTCAGCGAGGTCACGGTGCGGCCGGTCACGGCGAGCGGTTGCAGCAGTTGCACCTGGTCGGGATCGTCGGACTTTTCCGCGTCTTCGACCTGATCGAGAAAGTACGACGCCGGACGGGTCGACATCTCGTGCACGTACTGCGCGATGCTCACGTAGTCCGGGCGCTTGAGCTGGTCGAGTTCCTTGACCGACAACCCGGTGGCCAGCAGAGCCAGTTCGAAGAACTGATCGTCTTCATCGTCGCCGGCGCGTTCCAGCGCTTCTTTCTGGGCGGCGTAGAACAGTGGCTTGAGCTGGATCGATTCGATCTGCGAGCCGTCGTCGCCGGTGATCGGCGACAGCAGGTCATGCTTGGGTGGCATCCACGACATGAATGAATTCCTTGGTGATTCTTGGGTACAACCTGTAGGAGCCAGCCTGCTGGCGATGGCGGCGGGTCAGTCAGCATTGATTTTGAATGTGATGGCCTCATCGCGAGCAAGCTCGCTCCCACAGGGTCGGGTGTTGCTTTTCTGGCCGAGGCTTACGGCATCAGCACCGCACGACGGGCATCACCAAGGATGTCGACGCCGTTGAGTACGAACTTCTGGGTGCGCACGTCGATGTCGATCACCGGGATGCCGTTCTCCAGGCGGGTGTAGGTGCGGCAGGAGAGCTCCAGGGTGGTCTTGGGTTTCTCGCCCATTTTGATCGTGCCCTCATCGAGGATCTTCAGCTTGCCGCCCACGGTGTGGTAGGTGAACCAGGTGTTGCCGTCCTGATCCTGACCGGCCTCGCGCACGTTCAGCAGGATGTCTTCGCCCAGCTTCACACCCAGTGCAAGCATGATTTCCGGGCCGGTGCCCTGCAGGATCAGCTTGGCGCCAAGAGCCTTGGCGCTCTTGGCCATTTCCTCGACGATGAAGCGGCCGCCGGTCATGTTTTCCACGTCGAATTCGATCTTCGGCGGGGTGAATTCCTCCACGGTCGCCGACAGCGGCAGGCCTTGCAGGGTGGCCGCGATGGCCTGTCGATTGCGGTTGGTAAACATTAGAGAACGTCCTCCAGGAACTGCTCGATGATTTCATCGCGGGCGTTGAGTTGATAAACCATGTGTTCGTTCGGCGCGTAGCGGCCGTAGTCGATGACCACGTACCAGGTGCCGTTCTTGTACTTCTCGACGCTGTTGAGTTCCGGGTGCAGATACACACTGCCGCCGGGAATGGTTTCGTCGGCGACCAGGGTCTGCAGCCAGTCGTTGATGCGTTTGACTTCCTGATCCATGAACGACTTGGTCAGGTTCTTGGCCATGGCTTTCTGACCGGCCTTCACCAGCTTGCGGCTGATGGCATCTTCCAGGCCGACGTAGCTGATGAACTTGCCGGTGATCGAGCGGTTGCCCAGCAGCGAGAAGCCGCCAAGGATGGTGCGGGCGTAGTAGCTGACGCCGTAGCGGTTGAGCAGATCGCCTTCGGTGGAGGTGTCGAGGATGTTGTACTCAACGACCCGGGACACGTCTTCGGCGTAGGTCACCTGGTTGCCCGGGCTTTCCCACTGTTTGACCTTGGCCAGTGCGGCAATCGCCAGGCTCGACGGTGCGAGGAAGACGTTTTTCTTCGCTGCTTTCGAGTACACGGCGGGCATGTTGTGCACCACCAGGCAACGGTCGAAACCGAGGTCGGCGCCGCCCAATTCCTGGCTGTAAGTCACCTGGTCGGCGACCGAAGCGTCCTTGCCGTCCAGCACCACACGGGCCTTGATGCGCTTGCCGAACGAGGCGAACTCGCTGGCCACCGCTTTGGTGCCGGTGAAGCCCGGCGCGCCGATGATGGTCAGGTCTTCAGGGACGCTGCCCAGTGCCGCCAGACCGAGTTTGCGACCGGTCACTGGCTCGATGCCGCCGATCACTGCGTTGACGGTGTCGGCCGGGGTCGCGCCCGCTTCGACGATCACCACGTACACCGGCACCTTGACCACTTTGAGGATCTGGTAGACCGCGTGGTACAGGGTGCCTTCTTCCGCACCGGTCGGATCGAGCAGCGCGTGGGTGGTGAAGCTGTTGATGCGAAACGGTGCGTTGCGCGGAATCAGCGGATCGGCTTTCGGCGCAGTGCCGACCAGACCGATGACGTTGTCACCCAGGCCACCCATGGCCTCGGGGGATTCGGTGGCATTGACGGTAATGCCGTTGTGCTCGAAGTTCAGAACCTCAGCCATATTCAGTCAGCCTTCTTGGCAGCGGCCTTCACGGCCTTGGTGGTAGGTGTTTTCAGCTCCAGTCGACCGGCGCTGTGCAGGGCACTGGCCTCGACATCGAGCAGATCGAGTTCCTGGCCGACGCTCGACCAGTGCCCACCGCCGGTGGGGAATGGAACGAGCACGGTGTAGGTTTGGCGGGTTGCCATTTTTCGTTTCTCCATAAACGGGAAAGCCCCTCGTAGGGAGGGGCTTGGCGGGTGTTGGTTAGCAAGTAAACGCCCTGGATTGCAGGGGGTTATTGAAGGTTTTTCGGTGGTGTTTCAGGCGAGGAATCTGGCCATCCTTCGGTCAGCATTTCTCTGCTATACGTGCCTGCTTGAGCAGATTCGTACAACGTTTTTTCCCGATCGAAGCAAGCCTGAACATGAGAGCGCACAGCCTGCGCAATTTGCAGGATCTGCTGAGAGGTAATATCGATAAATCCTTCGATAGCCTTGTAGCTACAGTGGTACTCAGGATCGAGCATCGCAGAAACTGCCATACCGGCGATCAGTGACTGACTGTCACGGGACGTATCGATAGCGACACCCGCGACCACGATGCCCGAACCCTCTCTACGGAATCGTTCTTCTGCAATCTGTTCCCATTGGCGCTTTACAACCAGCTCGCCGTTCGCGAACCCAAATGCGTCCTCCAGTTCCTGGACGGTGGGTTCATGGTCAAACAGTACTTCACCGTCAGATAGCGGCCAGTCCGGGGCGACACAACGAAAGGCCGTCCCTGAATTTGAGTAGGCTCTCAACATAGAGGACTCCTTAGAAAGTGTATTGGGAGATGTGGACATCGTTTGCTCGGGAAACCGACGCATAAAGGCGGTAATAGATGGTCTGTGGAGTCGTCATGACCAGATCCGAAAACGGGCTGAGAACACCCAACCCGACGATTCCACCGATGCCGCATGCTTTCAGCCCCACTTCGGTGACATCCGGCGAAAGCCCCAGAGAGCCACCACCCGGGAAATCAGTGCTTCCAATGTAATGAATGTAACCACCGACACTTTTCGCATTCTTCGGAACGACAGAGGCCAGCGAGATCGGTGTCGATGACATCGATAATCCGTTTTCCAGCACCATCGTCTGAATGATGGAAATTGAACGCTGATGTTGAATGCCGGCATTCATCAATCGATTGGCATCGGTTTGCCACACACTGACCAGCGCACTGGCGCTATAACCGACGGGCATGTTGGTGCCAGTGTAAATTTCCGGAACAGAAGTCGATGTCGCGTTGACGCCCAGCAGCTTTGCAACCTTCAACTCAGGGTTGTAAATAACGTAAATGCCGACGCTACCGCTTGCAGGCGCAACGCCGATATCCATCCCGCCAGCACCAGCAGTGGCCAGGTTTATGGAGAGATTGACGTTCGACAACTTGTACTGGCCAACACCCGGCTGCTCGACAATCAGTTGGTCGGCCGTAAGCGTTGCAACCGATGCAGCAGCGGGTAGCGACACTCTCAGATTACGCGCGGCACCGACTTCTGCACCGTTGAGTCGAGCCGACCTGGCATCTGCAGCCAATGCTGCGACATCAATGCTTCCCTGATTGACCGGTGCGTTCCAGGCTTTGATGCACCACATGACCGCTAGGTTGCGTGGGCGAACCGTTTTCCAGAACGAGTTGGAAAAGTTCTGCACGACGACATTGGTGGAGGTGTAGTAAATATCGCCACTGAAGCCAGGAGCAGGATCTGCATCAATCAGATTGGAGTTGCCGATACCTTGAACAGCCGGCGCCGTGCCGTCATCGCCCTGAGTTTTCGTACCCGACTGATAACTGCCGACACTACGACCGATATCAATACCTCGCCCATGATCCCAGCCGCGCAGGAATTCACCGCGAGATTCCGGCAAGCGGAAATTCCCGGCACCTTCATCGCCCTTGTTGAACGTCGTACCGAGATACGCCGCCAGATCCGGATAGGTCGCAATGCTCTGCACACTGCCGTCCAGCTCCAGATAACCGGCAGGAACGACACCCGTTGGAAACGACAGAACAGCACCCACCGGAACAGACGATTTCAGTTGCGAGACTTCCTTCGCCAGTGCAGCTACATCGATGCTTCCCTGATTGATCGGCGCGTTCCAGGCCTTGATGCACCACATGACTGCCAGGTTACGAGGACGTGTTTCAACGCCTCCTGTTGCCTGGATGGTCGGTGGCGTGCCGCCATCGGTATACCCGGGTGCAGTCCCGGAGCCGTTTGCGGTGGATGCAGGAAAGGAGTTGCGCATTGCGTTTATCGGGGTGTGCGTGTGGGATTTGATCATGTCCGCCTGAGGCGATCCAACATCCCGACCAGCATCCACCCCGCGCCCATGATCCCAGCCCCGCAGGAACTCACCACGAGACTCCGGCAACCGGAAATTCCCGGTCCCCTCATCACCCTTGTTGAATTTCGTTCCGAGATTCGCCGCCAGATCCGGATAAGTCGCAATGCTCTGCACACTGCCATCCAGCTCAAGAAAACCGGGCGGCACAATCCCCGTCGGGAACGCCATGACAGCGCCCACCGGAACGGCAGATCCCAACCGAGAGACTTCCTTGACCAGTGCTGCTACATCAATGTTTCCCTGATTGATCGGGGCGTTCCAGGCTTTGATGCACCACATGACAGTGATGTTGCGGGGGCGGGTCTCTGCGCCTCCGGTCGATTTCGTACGCACGTCATCTGTCGAGCCATAGGATTGAACAAAGTTTCGTACAACGGACCCGGCAGCAAACAAATCGGTGACGAGCTCATAATCAGTCGCGTGAGCATGCGCTTTTAGTTCATCTGCCTGCGAAGTACCAAGACCGCGTCCGGTATCAACTCCCCGCCCATGATCCCAACCCCGCAAGAACTCCCCGCGCGCTTCCGGCAACCGGAAATTCCCGACACCCTCATCACCCTTGTTGAACTTGCCGCCCAGATAAGCGCTCAAGTCCGGGTAAGTCGCGCTGCTCCTGACGCTGTTGTCCAGCTCCAGAAAACCCGGCGGCGGTGTATCAACCGGGAACGCCACAATCGATCCCACCGGCAACGCCGAGGCCTTGGCAATCAGTGCTTCGACTTCAGCCTTGGTGTAGGAGTCCTTGATGCCGAAGCCGGCCAGCGTGTCAGGATTCGAGCCGGCCGTCGCGCGGCCATATTCGTCGACGCTCAGACTCTTGTAAGTCCCGGCAGCAATCCCGGTGCGCCCCGCGAGCATCTTGAAAGTCAGCGCTGTGGTGCCAAGGGTGATCGGGGCGTTGGTGGTCAGGTGCCACAGCGAATCGCCGTTGAGCGTGCCCTCTTCCACCATCACCGTCAGACCCGGTGTGACCTTGGCGCTGACGTTGGCATCGTTGGCCCGAACCCAGTCACCGTTGGCGACGATCCACAGACCGTTGTCTTTTGCCTGAGTCTGGTTCGGCAGCAATACGCGGTCGCCGGCAATCACCGCCACACCGTCGATCTGCTGCGCACCGTTCAACGCCACGTTGGCGGTGGCGGCGACGCGCACCGATTGTTTGCCATCGAGTTTGCCGAGTTCTTCGGCGAGGTAGCTCATGACCCAGGCACGGGTGGCCTTGACCACGGTGTCGTCGATCAGCAGCGTCACCAGCGAGGCATTGCTGGTCTCGAAAATCGAGCGGATATAGAACTCTTTGCCCGAGCCGGAGGTGGCCAGCACCGGTTTGAACGACTCCGGGTATTTGACGATGGCGTAGAGAATGCCGGTGTCGGTCCACAAACCGGCTTCACGCACGTACCAGCCACCGACGTCCGGCGGGATGGTGACTTCGGCGAGCAGCCAGCTCGGATTTTTCTCGTCCTGGAACAGCGCGTTAAGCGGTCCGCGCCAGACTTCACGCTTGAGCGCGGTAGCTGTCGCGGCCGGGTTGTAGACCGCGCCGCCGCCGTCGCCGACGGAAATCTGCGTCAGCTTGATCGGCACGCCCGCTGCCTTGCAGGCGGTTTCGTAGGCAATCCCTGCGTTGGTGAGCAGGGTGTAATAGTCAGCCATTCAGGCCCCCTGAGGATAAATAGTGGATGTTTCGACGGTGTAGAGACCGGCCGCCATGAAGGCTTCACCGGAGGTTTCGAGGCCTTCGAGGAACACCGGATAGACCGTGGTCAGTTCACCGCAGAAGGTCGCGGCACCGATCACATGAGAGCCGAAGGCGCTGAGGCCGACCGACACCGACAGCACGTCCCGTTCGCTCTTGGCATCGGCCAGGCGTCGGTCGAGACGGGCATCGATTTCTTCGCTGTAGGGTTGTTCGCTGAAGGCCCGCACAGAAAAACTGTAGGGTTCGCCGGGCGGTGTCTGTTCGTACCAGGCGCGGACTTCAGGCCTCAGTTGCAATCCCTTGGCGGCGTTTTCCAGTGCTTTGCGGGTACCGGCCTGACGCGCGGTGGGCCAGGCCAGTTCGACGGTCAGGCGCTTTTCCGCTTCCGGTGCGTCGGTGCTCCATTCGGCCACGCCGCGATCTGCCGCGAGATACGGCAGGAACGCGACCGGTGTTTCGCTCGGGTTCATCAGTTCGGGAAACGGCGGCACGATGCGGTCAAGCAAGGTGCCGAAGCCGATATCGAGCGCCCGTTCCAGCGCCGAGCTGTTGGCCGGCAGCAGGGTCGGACGCGGTGTCTGGTCCGTCATAGCGTCTGCACCTCGACCTCGACCGCCGTGCAATACGGCGCTTGAAACGCGGAGCACACGATGGGTGTCAGCGGTTCAAGAATCTGCAACTGCACGGCGCCGGCGCTGTGCAGCGTGTAGTCGATCCAGCTCGGGTCGACCCGGCCTTCCAGACGATGGCAACTGTCGGCGTAGGCTTGCAGATGTTGCTCGGCGGCGACTTTGGTCAGGCCCGAATCCGGGCCGGAATTGATCTTCGCCACGACACGGATCTTGTAGCGCTGAATCTCGGCGCCCTTGACCGTGACCTTGTCAGTTTCCGGGCAGACATCGGGCCGGGCGAAGTGTTGGCGCACGCCATCCAGCAGTGCTGCGGACGGTGTGCCGTCGGCGTCGCGGGACAGCACAGTCACCTGCACTTCACCGGGTGCGGTGCGGCGGCCATTGCCATCCTTGACCTGTGCGGCGAGACCATCCGGGGCAAAGGTGTAGGTGACGTCGACGACACCGGCATCGGTGGATTCGACTTTCACTGACGGCCGCTCGCCGAGGGTGAACACCTCGCGGCGGTATTGCATTCGCGAACCCGCCGCCGGGGCATGGGGCGCCAGGTAGTAGCGCAACCGGGCGTCATCGTCGCTTTCGTAAATCGCCGGCACCGGCGGGAATGCCGCCGGGTCGCCCGGGTCGAGCAACTGTCGCTCCAGGCCCATGTCCGCCAGCCGTGCATCGAGGTTGCTGCCGGTGGCCCACCACGCCAGCATCTGCTTGATCCGGGCGTTGTATTTGCGTTCGTGGGTCTGCAGGCGAACGCAAAACGCTTCGAGCGCCATCGTCAGCAGTTCGCTTTCGTTTTCCAGGCTGGTCTTGAGTTTCGCAGCACTCTGCGGCGAGCGGGATCCGACGTATTCCAGGACGAAGGTCTTGAACTCGGCCAGCAAATCCTCGAAGGCCTCGACCTTGATCAGCGAAGGTTCGGCCAGTTGGTTCTGGCCAGGGATCAGCATGCTCATGTCACGACCTCGAAAGTCTGTTGGCGGTTTTTCCAGGTACCGGCGAAACGCAGCAGCAAGCCGGCGCCCTGACGCGTGGCGACGATCACGCCAGGCTGGAAATCGCCGATGCCGTTCTGCGGGTTGTAGAACGCCTGCGCAGCATGGCTCTGGGCCAGAAGCAGAACGTCATCGCCGAGGTTTTGCCCCAGCAGCGTGGGGATCAACGAACCATAAAGGGGCCTTTTTTGCCGGGTGCCCAGCGGCGTGGTCAGGGCTCGTGTCGCGCGCTGCACGAATTGCAGCCAGTCGTCGACCGTGGCCCCGGTGTCTCTATCGATTCCGATCATGGGAGGCTCTTGATTCAGGGGCTGATGACGCGACCCTGGTGATCCACCAACGGGCCGCTGAAGTGCACGCCCGAGGCGTCGATGGTCAGGCCGGTGGCGCCCAGTTGCAGGTTGATCGCTTGCGGCGTCATCGCCAGCCGCGCGGGGCCGATGCTCAGCTCAAGGGATTCGCGAGAACCGCTGAAAGCCGCAGGACCGTTTTGCCAGTGCAAGGTGTGCGAGCCGTCGTCATAGCCGCTTTCGCTGCCATCGGCATGCACCCGTCGCGTCAGCGTGGGAATGGTTGCAACGGGTGGAAAGCGGTCACTGTTCAAGCCGAACAACGCCACGCTTTGTGCGCCACTCTCTCCGCTGCCGTAGTTGAGCAGCAGACACTGTTCACCCACGCTGGGAATCCGCGATTCGCTCTGGGCGCCGGCGCTCGGGTTGAAGAACTTGATCGCCGGGGTGAGCAACCCACCGTGGCTGACCTTGCAGGTGTTGCTCGCCGCATCGACTTCCTGACAAATACCGATGCGGCAATAGCTTTCGGCGCGTCGGTGCAGGTCTTCGATCTCTGCTTCCATCTCGGCCAGGCGCTCGATGATCGGGCCCAGTTGCATACGCAGTAATGCGTCGAACATCGGTCAGGCCTCCAGCGAGGTGTATTGGTCGGGGTCGTCGATGTCGCTGACTTCCCAGGTACGGGCGAATTTCGCAGTGCCGAGCGGGTCGTCGAGCAAGGTCGGGCCCAGGTAGAGGGTCTGGTTGAATGTCAGGGTCCACGCCTTGTTGGGCTGATCGGCGCGAATCGCCAGCGAAGGCAAACCATCGAGATTCATCGGCAGATCGCACTGATCGCCGGGCAGGCCCCAGCGGTTGTCGGTGATCAGGTTTTTCAATGCGGCGATCAAGTCACAGGCGGCAAACGCCGTAGTGGATATCGCCGGGATGACTTGCAGCGACAGCGTCAGCACATGGGCAATGCGCCCGTTGGCGGCGCGTTCTCCCGGTGCATTTCGTTCGATGTCGATCAACACCCAGGCCTTGTCGCCGGGGGCCGTGAAGTCATCGTGAGTGCCGACCTGCACGTTCAGGTCGGCGTTGTTGCGCAAGGCTGTCGCCATCGCCGTGAACAGCTGAGACGGCTGTTGGATCGGTGCGGGCATGCATGACCTCCTTTTCGATTGTCCACGCGCAGCCCCGCCGCAGGTGTGCAGCGAGACAGGGAAGTGAAAGGGTTATTGCGGGTCGCGCGGAGGAACTTCGCTGACGCCGATGCGCTTGGCGGCCCAGCGTTCGTACAGACCGATGGCCACGTCGGCGCCGGCCATTGCAGTGAGGCAACCGAAGGCACCGGCGGCCCAGATCGACATGCCGGCGGCGTACAGCAGCATGATTGCCGAGACGCCGCAGATCATGCAGGCGCCGGAGCGCAGGGCCAGCCGTCGAAGCAGCGGCCAGCCGCGGGCGCCGTCCTTGTCGGCGCGCCACATTTCGCCGGACACCCCGCCCGCCACGGCAAGGAGGATGACCAGCCAGATTGGCATGTCTGCCAACGCTTGTTGCTCGGTTGTCATGTCACGCCTCCAGGGAAGATTGGTGTGTGATGTGTTTTAGTTTCAAACGCTGTCTCTGAAAGCGGGCACTGCAGGAGCGCCCGTCGGTAATGCCTTAAAGAGGTACTACGCTGACCTTGTCGATGAACGCGAAATGAGCATTCGGATTCTGCTCGTTCCAGAAGCTCAGGGTCGTTTGCGAAGTGGTGGCAGTGAAATCCAGCGTTCTGGTTTCCCATACTGTTGCATCACCTGTCGCCACAGGGGTGTCGAAGCTGGTGGTTTTTCCGGCCACCTTGACGTTGATGACACCGTTGCCAGTGCGATTCACATACTTCGAGTTACCGGCGCTGAAAGTCAGGCGATACTTCGCGCCCACGACGGTATTGATGTTTTGCTGAATCCCGCCGCCGTTTTCGTAAACATAGTTGGCAAGATCAACGGCCATGGCACCGTCGGCAGCAACCGAACTGCCGATGGCCGCGCGGACGTTCATGTACTCCACGCCGGACAGGAACGTTGTCCAGCCGTTGATGAAGTCAGCCTGAGCGGGGGTGTTCAAAATGCAGTCGTTGCCGCAACCGGGAGTTTCAAAGCTTCCATTGACGACCAGTTCGGCTGCCGACGCGGAACCGCTGGTAGCCAGCAGCGTCAAGGACAACAGCATCGAACCCAGATGAGTTTTGATCGATTTCATTTTTTACCTGTAGAGTCGGATTGTCTTGGTCGCTCACAGGCGATCACTAGGGGCTCGGGGCTCTTGGCCCTCACATGATTCAATGTTCCGCAGCGGGAGCATTTGATCTGGAGTTCTGTGTACTCACCCACCCGGGCGAGCAGTCGTTTGCAGTTGCCACAGCGGCACTCTTTCAACATCGGCAAATCCTTTTGATTCCCTGCCAGGCCTTGTTCATGCCGCGAAACTTTGTTGAAACGCCTGCCTCAGGCCGGTATTTCAGAAAGCCCGACACAGTGACCGGGCTTTTCAGCAGTACGCTCTCGTGCCTTACGGCAACTCAGGCCAGACGATGGTCACCGGAAAACCCGGCTGCTTATTGACCTGAGTGAAGGCCACGCAGTACTCCTTGAACGCGGCCAGGTACACCTGCTCCGCCGTAGTGGCAATGCCCAGATCGACTTTGTATTGCAGACCGGCGGAGGCGACACGAGTGACTAGGTTGTCGAGCCGACGCGTTTTTTCATTGCGCAGTTGTTCGCCCAACACCGATTGGCCCCAAGGGAACTCGGGGGCAAAAGTCCAGACGCCGTCGGTGTTGACTGCGTTATGGCTGTAATCGACCTGGCCAGCTGAGGTGGCGGTAACGTCGACCCACACTTGATCGCCGGGAAATTCTTCGGTGATCGGATTGGCCGTTTCGAAAATGTTGTCGACTTTGCCATTCACTACGCGTGCATATTTTTTCAAGCTCATTGCTCACATCCTTATTTGATCGCCGATTTCTCGGCATACGTTGATCTGCCTGCACCAGACAGGCATTCCAAAAAGCCCGGCAATTCGCCGGGCTTTTCAGTAATGCGCTTTCACAGGGTGTGAATCAGAAGGGAGCAACCGGCCAGTTCAGCACCGGGAACACGGATTGTTTGTTCACTTCGCTTACGGATTGCTTTATTGCAGAGAGGTGCAGCGATGAGTTCGGCAGGCATTCCAAAAAGCCCGGCAATGCACCGGGCTTTTCAGTAATGCACTCCTTTGCCTTCCTTCAATCCTGTGTACGTGAAGGAAGCTGACTTTTCGGCGCTACTGGCGCGGTACGAGTCCATTCAAATTGTTTTTCCGACCGCGGTCCCTGCCCGCCGGATAACTGCTTCTGGTGCTTTACGCTGCACACCCGGGTCAGTTGCCAACCCTCTGAACCGTTGAGGCCGGTTCATCGCTGCCTGTTCTTGTGGAACTAAAGAGCTGTTGTTGCCAGCCGCTTTGTCGAGCGGCTTGGCGGCAAGAATATGCATGTATGCATATCCAGTCAATGCGTAAATGCATTTATTTGTGCACAAGAATTGCGCGGATGCATGGAAGCCCCGCCAATCAAGGGTTGTCCGGTTTTCTACAGGCGAAAAAAAACCCGCCGTGGGCGGGTTTTATCTGAGAGAGGGATCGTTACCGGGCGTACATGCCCCACCAGAAGACGTGACCGAGGATGACAATCTGCTCTTCCTGCATGTCCTGGAAGCTGTAATCCTCGTCCGGATGCTCATCGCGATTGAAGCTGCGCAGGCGAATACCGGTTGGCAGGCGGTAGAGCTGTTTCACCCGCAATTGACCGTTGTGGTTGATCGCATAAAGGTCGCCATCGATGATGTCGCCGATCCCGCACTTGCCCGCGTTCACACCAACGGTGGCGCCGTCGCGCAGCACCGGCAACATGCTGTTGCCCCGTACGGTCACGCATTTGGCCTGGTCGAACTGCACACCGTTATGGCGCAGGCTGCGCTTGCCGAAGCGCAGACTAGAGCGTTCGCTCTCTTCGATGACGAATCTTCCTGATCCAGCAGCCAATTCAACCTCGCGAAGGAAGGGCACCGACACCTCGTCGTCATCGACGGGCGTGTCATCGTCCCACAGGCTTATGTCCTTGAGTTCGGAATGCAACTCCTCGCGCCCGCCGCCGGCGACCGGCGCAACATCCGCGCGCCCGCGCAACTGATCGGTACTCACGGCGAAGTACTCGGCAATCTTCGAGATGTGTTTATCCGAAGGATCGACGATCTTCCCGCTGAGAATCCGCGAGAGAGTGGATTGAGGCACGCCGGTGCGACGATGGAGCTCCGTAGGGGAGATCCCGTGCTGATCGAGCAGTGCTCTTAAGACGGAGGATACGTTGCGTTTTTGCATAACGCGCATAGTGCTTGAAGTTTTTCGGGAAGACAAATGCTGATTTGCATAAATAATGCATAATCGACCTTTTTGCGCCATATAGCTGTCACCCGGCCGCGATGCCTGCGTCCGACAGACTGCCCATGGTAACCTTGCGCCCATCGCGGAAAAGCCCGGCGACCGCCCCGCTTTTGCCCCACATCTTCCAACGAGTTACCTGACAATCCGATGAATAAAGCCGTCTCCGACCTGTCCTCCCACACTCCGATGATGCAGCAGTACTGGCGCCTGAAGAATCAGCACCCGGACCAGCTGATGTTCTACCGCATGGGCGACTTCTACGAGATCTTCTACGAAGACGCGAAGAAGGCGGCCAAGTTGCTGGACATCACCCTGACCGCTCGCGGGCAGTCGGCGGGTCAGGCGATTCCGATGTGCGGGATTCCTTATCACGCGGCGGAAGGTTATCTGGCGAAACTGGTCAAGCTCGGCGAGTCGGTCGTGATCTGCGAGCAGGTCGGCGACCCGGCCACCAGCAAAGGCCCGGTAGAGCGTCAGGTGGTGCGGATCATTACCCCGGGCACGGTCAGCGACGAGGCACTGCTGGATGAGCGTCGCGACAACCTGATCGCGGCGGTGCTGGGGGATGAGCGTTTGTTCGGCCTGGCGGTGCTGGACATCACCAGCGGCAACTTCACCGTGCTCGAGATCAAGGGCTGGGAGAACCTGTTGGCGGAGCTTGAGCGGGTCAACCCGGTCGAGCTGCTGATCCCGGATGACTGGCCAAAGGACCTGCCGGCGGAAAAACGCCGTGGCGTTCGTCGCCGTGCGCCGTGGGATTTCGAGCGCGACTCGGCGCTGAAAAGTCTTTGCCAGCAGTTTTCGACCCAGGACCTCAAAGGCTTCGGCTGCGAAACGTTGACCCTGGCCATCGGCGCTGCCGGTTGCCTGCTGGCCTACGCCAAGGAAACCCAGCGTACCGCCCTGCCCCACCTGCGCAGCCTGCGCCACGAACGTCTGGACGATACCGTGGTGCTGGACGGCGCCAGCCGCCGCAACCTGGAACTCGACACCAACCTGGCCGGTGGCCGCGACAACACCCTGCAATCGGTAGTCGACCGTTGCCAGACCGCCATGGGCAGCCGCTTGCTGACCCGCTGGCTCAATCGCCCGCTGCGCGATCTGACCGTGCTGCTGGCTCGCCAGAGTTCGATCACTTGCCTGCTCGATCGCTATCGCTTTGAAAGCCTGCAACCGCAGCTCAAGGAAATCGGTGACATCGAGCGGATTCTGGCGCGGATCGGTCTGCGCAATGCCCGCCCTCGCGACCTCGCTCGCCTGCGTGATGCACTCGGCGCCCTGCCTGAACTGCAAGTGGCGATGACCGACCTGGAAGCGCCACACCTGCAACGCCTGGCCACCATCACCAGCACTTACCCGGAACTGGCGGCGCTGCTGGAAAAAGCCATTATCGACAACCCGCCGGCAGTGATCCGTGACGGCGGCGTGCTGAAAACCGGTTATGACAGCGAACTCGACGAACTGCAATCGCTGAGCGAAAACGCCGGTCAGTTCCTGATCGATCTGGAAACACGGGAAAAGGCCCGTACCGGCCTGGCCAACCTGAAAGTCGGCTACAACCGTATCCACGGCTACTTCATCGAACTGCCGAGCAAGCAGGCCGAATCGGCACCGGCAGACTACATTCGTCGTCAGACTCTCAAAGGGGCCGAGCGCTTTATCACCCCTGAGCTGAAAGAATTCGAAGACAAGGCGCTGTCAGCCAAGAGCCGTGCCCTCGCTCGCGAGAAGATGCTTTACGAAGCGCTGCTGGAAGATCTGATCAGCCAGTTGCCGCCCTTGCAGGACACCGCTGGCGCACTGGCTGAGCTGGACGTGTTGAGCAACCTCGCCGAGCGTGCTCTGAATCTCGATCTGAATTGCCCGACCTTCGTCAGCGAACCCTGCATGCGCATCACCCAGGGCCGTCACCCGGTGGTCGAGCAAGTGCTGACCACGCCGTTCGTGGCCAACGACCTGAGCCTGGACGACAACACCCGGATGCTGGTGATCACCGGCCCGAACATGGGCGGTAAATCCACCTATATGCGCCAGACTGCATTGATCGTGCTGCTGGCTCACATCGGCAGCTTCGTGCCGGCAGCCAGCTGCGAGCTGTCGCTGGTAGACCGGATTTTCACCCGGATCGGCTCCAGCGACGACCTGGCCGGCGGGCGCTCGACCTTCATGGTGGAAATGAGCGAAACCGCCAACATCCTGCACAACGCCACCGAGCGCAGCCTGGTGCTGATGGACGAAGTCGGCCGTGGCACCAGCACTTTCGACGGTTTGTCGCTGGCATGGGCAGCGGCCGAGCGACTGGCACATTTGCGTGCCTATACTCTATTTGCAACGCACTATTTCGAACTGACCGTATTGCCGGAAGCCGAGCCTCTGGTGGCCAACGTGCACCTCAACGCCACCGAGCACAACGAACGCATCGTGTTCCTGCACCATGTGTTGCCGGGGCCGGCCAGCCAAAGTTATGGCCTGGCGGTGGCACAACTGGCCGGTGTTCCGAGCGAAGTCATCGTGCGCGCACGCGAGCATCTGAGCCGACTGGAAGACACCGCACTGCCCCATGAGGCGCCAAAGCCTGCCGTCAAAGGCAAACCGGCGACGCCGCAGCAAAGCGACATGTTCGCCAGCCTGCCGCACCCGGTACTGGACGAACTGGCCAAGCTGGATCTCGATGACGTGACGCCGCGTCGGGCACTCGAAATGTTATATGCACTTAAGAACCGGATCTAA